CCGGGGATGAGCGGCGCCGAGTTCCTGGCGCTGCTCTGCCGCAGCGCCGCGGCCGCCGAGGTGCCGCTGATCCTCCTCACCTCGCGCCCGCGCGAGGCGCCGCGCGAGCGGGCCGCCTTCGAGAAGCCGTGCCGGCCGGAGGCGCTGGTCGACGCCGTGGCCGCCGCCGTGCGCCACCGGCTGAGCTAGCGGGCCTCGGGGACGAGCTGGTGGAACAGGCTCGACTCGCGCTGGAAGAAGCCCTGCGTGTGGAAGGACTGGGCGAGCCCCAGCACCTCGAAGTCGAGGTGGTGGAGGAGCTCGTGCAGGAGCGTGCGGAGGAAGGTCCGGAAGGCGACCACCCGCCCCTGCCGCGCGGTGCGCATCCACACGCGGATGGTGGGCGCCTCGCCCGGCGCGGGCTCGGGCACGTACAGCCCGTGGAGCTCGTGGGTGTCGCCCCGGGGGCGCACGGCGTGGATCTCGAGGCGCGGCGACGCGACGCCCAGCGCGCGGCAGACGCCCTGGCACACCGCGAAGGCGCTCCGCGCCACCGCGGCGCCGTCCTCCGCGGCGAGCGCGGCGCGCAGCGCCTCGACGTGCGGGTGCAGCCGCGCCGCGCCCGGCACCGGGAGGGCCGGCATGGCGTCGCTCCTGCGGTAGATGGCCTGATCGCGCCGGGAGAGGCGCTGGTAGTAGGGGAACGGCACTAGTTCGGCATGGAGGGCGGCTTCACCGTGACGCCCTCGATCGGCTTCCGCCCGGCGAAGCCCTCGTCCATCCCGTGCCAGTGGGTCACGCCCGGCTCGCCGAACTGCCAGCACAGGAACACCGGCTCGCCCTCGTCCAGGGCGTAGAAGTCCACCAGGCCCGCCTCCAGGTCCTTCACCAGGCAGCCCAGCCCGTTGACCCGCTCCACGGTCTCGGTGATCTCGCCGGCCAGCGCGACGAGGCGCCGCGCGTCCTCCTCGCGGCCGGGCGGGGCGGCGGCCTCCTGCTCCCCCAGGATGGCCGCGGCGACGTCGGCGCCACCCAGCGATTCGACCAGCGGCACGAGCTCCGCCCGGATGCGAGCGACCCGACCGAACTCGATCTCCAGGGTCGAGACCAGGGCGTTGGCCTCCTCCACCGTGAAGAACCGGGGTCCCTCGTCCATGAGCGGTATCCTTAACATGGGCGTGCAGCCAGACGGGGCGAACCCCGCCCCGGTGTGGGTGGTCGACCTCGCCTCCTAGCTGGGTTCTTAGCAGCCGGGGCGTCGCTCCGCCCGCCTCGGCCAGCCGGGTTCAGCCCCCGTCGTGACGAAGCCCGGGACCAGGAGAGCGCCTGCGCAGCTTGGCGTAGTGGCACCTGTTGGCGATCCAGACCCAGAGCACCAGGAGCGCGGCCAGCCCGGCAACGATGTAGGGCACCCACCACGTGAAGTTCACGCACGCGAGGGGATGCTTGTGCTCGTGGTACCAGAGAACGAGAGAGATGAGCACCGCGATGGTCGTGAACTGGATACGAAGGTGACCGAGCATCTTGTTCTTCCGGTGTTCCAGGAAGAAGGGGTGGATTCGGTGCTCGTCCTCTGCAGTCAGGAAGGTCCGCTCGACGTTCGCGATGATCAAGAGGTTCCGGTTGAACCAGGAGTTGGCATCGATCAGGTGCGCCGCATAGGACGCCGCCACGACGATGAAGAGCGTGGTGGGGATCTCCGACGCGATGTTCTGCTGCTCCGTGAACGCGAACACGCCGACCGCCGCAGCGACCAGCCCGGCCGACTGCCAGGCCAGACCGAACTGCCGGTTGATGTTGGCGTGCGCCTGGTCGTAGACGTGGAAGAGGAACTCGGACCTGTCGCTGTCGCTCATGGTGTTGCGCCCCCGAGATGTGTCCCCTCGGGCGCCCGCCCGAGGGGACCACTACACTACGCCTACGCCGCCCGCGGCGGGGCGATGTCGAGGTCGATGTAGATCGCCAGGTCGAGCGCGGCGTCGAAGCACCGGAACTCGCCGGTCAGGTCCAGCGCCCGCACTGCGAGCTGGGCCGCCATCTCCTCTGCCGCTTCGACACCAAGCTTGGTCAGGCGGGCCCTCGTCTTGCGGACCGCCGTCGCCACTTCAGCTGGGGTGTACTGCATGCTGACCTGCCCATCCTTTCGTGGCCTGCGCTGACCGCAGGCGTCGTCTGTGCGGCGATGGGGAGACTACCAGCTCGCCCTGACGAGATTCATTGTCGAAGTGCGGTGGATAACGGCGGGAAACGCGTGGAAAATCCACATGGAGATGCCGTGGAGCGGCCGTGGACGTCGTGTGGACCAGGCCCCCGTTCGCGGTCGAAGACCCTGTAGAAGGACGGGGACCGGATACGAATCGGCCCGCCACGGGCAGAGCGACCGGGCGGGCCTGGAGAGGAGATGCAGCCGGCGACGACTAGTCGGCGCCAGGGCGAGCGGACGGGCCGGGGCGGAGTTCCATCTCGATGTTTCGTCCCCGGAGGCGGAGGCTGTAGCGCCGAGCGGTGACCCGGATGATCACCAGGTAGAGGATCCCGAGAGGCAGCGCGGCCCCCACGATCTTGAGCCACAGGTCGGAGGTGTTCAAAACGGGATGTCCTCCAGCCCGGACTTGAGAGCGGCCCTGATCGTCGACGCAACCTGATCCGCTTCGCTTGCCTTCGTCTCCACGTTCTTGGCCTGCTCAGCTGCTTCCGCGACGAGCGCCTCCACGAGTTTGGGCATGTAGTCGACGCACTCGATCCGGATCCCCCTGCTCGCGGTCAGCAGCGGAGTCTCTTCGACGTTCTCGTCGTCCTCCCACCCAGAGCAGAAGAGGAGCTTCCACTGCTGCTGGTGTTTGCCGAAGGTAAGCGACCGGAAGTAGCCCGCCGCCGCCGCCGCGCCGTCGTCGACGTGGAGTTGTACAGATGCGGAAACACCGAGGGAGAGGCTCACCAACGCGCTCTCGACAGACTTGATCGCGCCGTTCAACTTCTTTGTCGCGGCATCCAGCTGCGGCGCCACTTCGCGCGCACGTGTCAACAGAGCGCCGAGATCCGGCGCCGGGTCCTTCTTCGTCATGTGCTGTGATCCTTCTGCGGTCACCTTTCGACAGGTGGTGTCTGGTTCAGCCGCTGCGCTCACTTCGTCTGGTGATGGAGGGCTCAGCGTCGGTGCCGAGCCGCCATCGGCCGTGATGCCCTTGACCCCCAGCGCATCACGGGTCCTGCAATTGCACCTTTATCACCGGGGACCCACATGGCAAGCCCCGGAGAGCGTAGAGCACACGTTGTCCACGCCATCGGTGTAGCAACCAACGGTTTTGACTGACTTAACTCTGGATACGGCTCGGCCCCGGTCGACTGCCCCGGGGCCCGAGTTCTCTCGTCGCTGCCCTACTTCGCCTTCGCGGCGCGGCGGCCCTGGGCCTTCACGCGCCGGTTCTCGCGGACGGCCTCCAGCTGGTGCGGCTTGCAGTACCGGACCTGGAACGCGTCGGCGCAGTAGATGGTCCGGGTCTCCTTGCAGTTCGGGTAAAGGCAGGTGCCGGTGATGGCGACGATGCGGTCGCCCTCCATCTTGAAGGTCGGGTTCTTGAGGAGGATCTTCTTCGGCAGGTTCGAGGGCTTGACGGACTTGGACTTGCGGGCCATGGCGATCTCCTTGACTACGCGTTGATAGTGGCTGCGTGGAGCTTCTCTTCGGCCGGGGTCATGCGGCGCTCGACCATGAAGCCGCCGCGCTCCTCGGCCAGGGCCGTCGCGACGACGTAGGGCTTCGGGCGGGAGACGTGCTTGCCGTCGCGGATAACGGCGATCGTCCCGCTCTCGCCCCAGTGATGCCGGGTGCCGTCGGTGAACAGGTCGTAGCCGGAGACCTCGTCGCGGCTCTCCAGGCGGGCGATGATGCTGGGCTTGCTTGCCATTGCGGTGTACCTCCTGGCGAAAATCGGAACACGCGAGACGGGTACGCAGGAATGACTCTCCGTGGATTGAGTGCGAGGAAACCCGCTACGCGGCTCCGGAGCTTCGCGGAGGCGTCAGGCGGTGCTGGAGGCGGGCGGAGCGGGGCGCGGCCCAGGACGGGCCACAGGGGAAGCAGGAGGGGCTAGCGGCGGAGTGGGCGGTCCTCTTCCGGATGGCGCATGTGCTGCTCGATGAGCGCCTTCACTTCCTTGAGGTCGGACTTGATCTCCTCCAGGCGCTTCACGTCCTCTTCGCGCTGAGCTTCAAGCCGGGTGACGCGGCGATCGAGCGGACCAACTTCGGACTGCGCCACCGCTCGTGAAACGAGCTGCGCGCCGCCCAGGGCGAGCGACAGCGCGGTGCCGACGGCGATCCAGAATCCGAGAGATGACTTCGCGCTGTCCGCCATGATGACTCCTCCCGGATAGTGGGGGCGGACTCGCTCGTGGCTACCTTGCCAGCACGACGCCTAGTCCGTGAAGAACGAGCCGACGAAGCAGACGTAGGTGCCGGAGCCTTCGGACATGATCTGCACCTCGCCCGTCGAGAACACCTTGACGGTGCCGGTGGAGTTGCCCGGACCGTGGGCTTCGATCATGTATGTGTTCCACTTGGGCCGGTAGCCGGCGGGGAGCGTGAACATGGTCGAGTTGTTGACGCCGCTCTGCCAGTACAGTTCAAGGAAGACCTGAACCCCGTACTTGCGGTAGCGGCACTGGTGGAGCTGGCTGTCGATCGTCGGGTTGGAGCCAACCAGCAGCGTGGGGTAGACCCACCCGGAGTCGTAGATCTTGGGCTTGGCGATCATGCCAGCCGAGAGCGTGCCCGATGTTGCCAGGTCCAAGCCGTTAGCGGGATCGAAGTAGATCTGCTCGAACACGTCATCGATTCCGGCAACGTTGCCTGCCCTAACAGGCGAGCCCACGCGGAGCCGGATCTCGTCGAACCAGATGTCGACGCTGCCGGTGTTGGTGAGCGTGAAGGGCGAGAGCTGGTCCACGCTGGGCCAGAAGCATCCCGTCACCCCAGTCCAGATGCCGCCGCTGGGCACGTTCGCCGAGAGGGTCCCGCCTCCCGTTCCGGTCCCCAACGTGATCGAGTATGACCCGGTCGCGCTGGCCGTCACCGCGTAGTAGGAGTAGCCGTACATTCGGCCGGGCTGCGCGGCGAACTGGATCGACAGGGACTGGCCAGGCGACAGCTTGCGGCACCAGGTCCCCGAGCGCGCGCGGGAGTTGTCACGATACGCGAACTCGGCCGAGGCCAGCACGCTTGCGGTCGCCCCAGCGGGCGGCGCCACTTCCGAGGACCCGTTGGGGAACAGGTTGTCGCCGTAGGTCTGCTGGAGCTGGCTGACCGAGATGGTGGCTGCGTTGAGCTTGTCGGTGGTGATGGCCCCAGCGGCGACTTTGGCGGCGGTGACGGCGCCAGCCACCAGTTCGGACGTGACGATGGTGCGCCCACCGTCCGCATCGACCCAGGCCGAGCCGGTCCAGCGGTGCGACCAGTAGAGTTCACGATGCAGGTACGCGCCGACAAGAGGAGTCCCGCTGCTGTCGACCGGGTGGCCCTTGCAGTTGTTGTCCGGACAGTTGGTGTTCGTGTCGGTGGAGAACCAGAGGTCGCCGGTTGCCGCGCTGCCCGGGGGAGTAGCGGCGTAGGTGACCGCCGTCTTGGTGCCAGCCAGCGTCAACGCGCTGTTGGCGGTGCTCTGGGCGGTGGCCGCTGCCGAAGCGGCGCCAAGGGCGTTGGTGTTCGCCGTGTTGGCCGTGCTCTGGGCGTTGCCTGCGGCAGTCTGCGCCGCGGTCGCCGTGCTGTTGATGGTCGCCTGTTGCTGGCGGTCGGTGTTGGCGTTGTCACCCAAGGCGAAAGTCGGGTCGAGAGAAGCCGTGGGCCGGTTCTCGACATACTCCTGGGGCGTAATGTCCACGGGGGTGGAATTGCCTTGAACCCACTCTTGGGCCTCGATGTCGAGCTTGGCGCCGTTCAGCCGAACCCGGGTGACCCTGGCGAGCTGGCTGGTGAGTTGCTTGCCGTCCGTTAGCGTGACCAGGTTGGTGGGCTCGATGAAACTGCACCCCAGGTGCAACGACATCTCGTAGGTGCGGCGGTTGTGCAGCGACTGCTTGCACTTCAAATTCGCCAGGGCCAGCGCTTGGGTGGCGGTAACGACCCACTCGTTCGAGTACGTGGGCGCGAGGCGCACGCGGTTCCGGCGGATGTCGGCCTCACCCGACGTGGACACCACGTGCCCGTCCTTGAAGTCGCGGGCGGAGTCCTTGAACGACACCTGAACGACGTTGAAGCGCTCGGACAGCTTGGCGTCGACGCGGCGGATGGGGTTGGCCGGGTCGACGGTGTGGTCAGGCGTGAGCGAGTACGCTGCGCCAGCGGGGACGAACGTGCCCTTGGCGGTGTCGTCCCGAGGAACGACCTTGTACTTGTCGTCGGCGGTCCAGTAGCCGTCACCCCACCCCGCGTCGCACAGCTCCTCCACGTAGTCCCAGAGCTTGGCCGGGTCGGTGATGACGCGCGCGACCTTGCAAAACTCGGGATGGTTGTCGAGCCAACACGCCCAGCTCGATGCGTAGGTCCCGTCGGGCCCCACGTCCGTGATGATGTCGGTCGAGGCCATGCCGAGGCCGGCGATGGGGTTACCGAGCAGCTCCTTGAGCGCAGCGTCGGGCCGGACGTAGCCGTTGGAATCGGCGTTCGGCATCGCGACGGTGGCCTCGTAGGCGGGCAACTTGCCGGCGGTCGTGAGGCATGCCGCGTTGGTGCGGTAGTGAACGAGCCCGTACCAGGCCGTTCCGCTCAGGTTGGCGTTGCCGTTCAGGTACGACCAGGGCGTTTCGCTGAGCGACTTAACGACCTCATACGTCCCAGCCGAGATCGCAGGATGGTGAATGATTAGGCTCGAGTACGTCTGAGCGCCGGGCGGATACTCGTCGTAGGCGGCGCGACCCTGAGTCGTCATGTAGCCCAGAGCCGCTGAGACGTTCGTCGTCTTCTTGTCGTCCTGGAACATCGCCCGGATGGTGACCGAGCCCGTGGCCGGGGCGAGGCAGAAAGCCCAGGCGGCCGGAGCGGCCTGGCCTGACCCACCACTCCCGTCGATGATGGACCCGCACGTCAGGAACCCCCTGCCCATCGACGGTTCCGCGTAGATGGGCATCAGCTTCACGCGCCCACTCCCGATGACCCACGGGATGGCGTCGCCGAAATAGGACTTCGGAAGCGATCCGCTGAACAGCGAGTCGAGTAGGGTATTGATGGTTGGAAGGAGGGGAAGGCCCATCATTTAGGTCGTGGCCTCAGGGTTCGGAGCGTAGGGGAAGCCGATGTACCGCTTGCGGTTGCTGAAGGTGCCGCACGCCGCGATGGTCTTAGGACAGCCCCTGACCACGGTGAACGTGTCGCCCGCCACAGGCGCCGAGGGCAGCGGCGGATAAATGCCCAGGCTCGTGCCCGTCACCGTCTCGACCGTCACGCTCCGTCCGTTGTTGGCGCCGCTGGTGAACGTGACGACCGACCCCATGTTCGCGTTGGCGTCAGCCGTGCCCGTATAGACGACCTTGGACGTCGTCCCACCCGCCGCGCAGCTCTTGATCGAGGTCCACAGTGCCAGGTTTACGCAGCAGTTGATGTCACCGAAGGCGAACGGGCACCCCGCCTGAAGGCGGATGACGGGCGTGCTGGACGCGGCCAGCGCCTGGCGGGTCTTGATCGTCAGCTCGACGGTGACACCAAGGACCTTGACCTCATCGACGTAGCCAGCGAACAGCGGGAGCGTCTCGGCAAGGCCGGAGTCGGGGAAGAAGCGTTCGACTGCGACCTTGATGCTGTCGAGGTCACCGAGGTCCGCGGCGTGGATGAAGTCGAGGCCGCCCAGAGTGGCGCCGTGAGGAACGATGACGAGCTTCAGCTCATCGGCGTCGGTGCCGTTGGCCTGGACGTCGAAGGAGAGCTCCTGCTCGTTGCTGATCCGGCTGTTCGCCGTCCAGGTGTTGCTACCGACGGTGACGGCTGCGGGCGCGGAGGTCCAGCGCTCGGTCCCCGAGCGGAAGTAGAACGTGAACAGGTCCCGGTTGGCGCGGCCCTTGGTCGTGGCCAGCCAGGTTCGGAGTGCGGTCGAGCCGGGCATTACAGCGCCTCCTCCAGCTCGACGGTCGTGGAGTAGACGCCAGGGGCAAGGTTCGCCTTGTTGTAGCCGTTGGTGGCGAACCGGACGCGCTTCTGGCCGTACTTGGCATCGTTGTAGAGGAACGTGTCGGTCATGCCGCGGTGGTAGAGCCAGAACCAGTCCAGCACGTCGGTCTCGGAGAGCCCGTCCCACGGCATGCCGGGGGCGGAGATCGTCTTCGCGTCGCGAATGACGATCAGGAGGCGGAACGTCTTGCGGTCCGCGGCCCACCAGGTGTCGACCTGCTTCTGGCCGGATGTGGTCTCTTCGACGTGGGCACCCCACTCGCTGGACCGCTCGATCTTGCGGCCGTCGATGCACTTGAAGGATGGGAAGACGTAGGAGGACATGGCGAGCTAACGGAGGCCGGCGATCCGCATGGCAGCTGGGAGGGCCTCGGCAAGAGAGCGCTCGAACTGCGGACGGTTCCGCTGGATGTGCTTGGTGAATGCGTAGGGGTCCTGGTCGGGCGGAGCCTGGACCGTGAGCGCGACGCTCATGCCATTGGCAGCCTGGCCCTGGGCACGGCCACCCTTCACGATGGACCGGACTTCCTTCCAGATGGCCGTGTCACCGGCGGTCGTGACCATCTCGCTGCGGTGAAGCATCGCGACCTTGCCGCTGGCGCCCCAGTCCGGCAGGTAGGCGCCGGCCTCAGCCCCGCCCATCTTGCCGATGAGCGCCTGGACCGCACCGAACACCACCGCCATGGCACCGAGGCCCGCGAGCCAGCCGTACGGGCCCTGGCTGGACATCTGGGCCTCGGTGTTCGCGGCAGCAACGCCAGCGTTGGTCATGATGGCCTTGATGGCCCACTGGTAAAGAGCCGCAGCCACTTCCTGGAGCGCGGAGGCTAGGACCTGGGAGAAGGACTTGGTGCCGGTGGCGAGACCCGCCATGGCCGAGCCCACGGCCTCGCCGTAGCGCTGCCACTGCTGCGCGGCCTGCTGGAGGGCGGCGTCCTGTCGCTTGAGTTCCGCGTTCCACCAGGCGACGCGACCATCGAACGCCTCCTGGTCGGCCTTCTTCTTCTCGTCCAGCGCCTTCTGGCGGCCTTGCCCCTCGGCCTCGGCGAACTTCATGACCTGGGCGTTCGAGTCCGCAACGGCCTTGTCGTAGCCGGCCAGGTCTGCCTTCATCTGGTCGTAGGCCTGCTGATGAGCTTTGGCGATGGCGTTGAACTCGGCGGTCGAGGCGCCCACGCCCGCCGTGCCGGTGAGCGCGCCCTCGCTCTTGATGCCGCCCGTCCCGGAAGTCTGCTGGAAGCCGATCTCCTTGGCCTTCTGGGCGGAGTCGTAGAGGGCCTCGGCCTCGGTACGGAGGCCGCGGACCTGGGCGCGAGCTTCCGCGAGCTTCTGCTCCAGGTCCTCTAGGTACTGCTTCTGAGCGTCGACTGCGCCCTTCCACGAGTCGTTGTACTGGGGATTGGCCTGCATCTGGCGCAGACCATCGGCGTAGTTCTGGCGCTGGCGGGTCAGGTCGGCCTGGGCCTTGAGAGCGTCCTCGCCGTTCTCGCGCATGTACTGCTCAACGAAGTTCTCCTTCGCTGACGAGCGAGCCTCGATCGACTTCTGGATGAGCTTGTCCAGCTCATCGTTCGCATCCTTGGCGATCTCCTTGATGTAGCCGACGACCGTCTTGGCGACCTCGAACGCGGCGCCCAGGATGGAGCCCGAGGCGAGTGCCATGGCCGCCTGGGAGATGCCAGTCATCGCGTTGGCGGCCTGGCCGCTCAGCGGGACGAACTCCTGGATCTCGCGGGCGTAGAAACCCAGGAGGCGGCCTTCCTGGACCTGGTCGCGCTTGTATGACTTGGCGCCCTTCTCCAGGTTCTCGAACGCGCCCTTGGCCGAGACGCCGAACCGGTCCCAATACTTCGCGCCGCGGTCGAGCAGGTCGACGACCTCGGTGGTGCCGCGGGAGAGCCCGTCGTACTTGGCTTCGAACTGTACTGAGGCGGGCTTTGCCATGGTCTACCTTCCGAACTCCGGCGCTTCCTCTAGTGGGCGGCCCTTCGAGTCTTCACTTTCAGTCTTGAGGATCTGCCAGAGGGTCAGGATGTCATCGACCCCCTGGTCTTGAATGGCGTTGGGCAGCCAGCCCTTGCGGTAGCAGAGGGCTCCGCAGACGATCCGAAACGGGGGCAGTCGTTCGGTGCTGCTTACGTCTGCGGAGTCCGAGGGTTTGCCTGGACCTTGGCCCACGTCTCCTCGATGGTAGAGGTGGGCATGCCCTGCGCGGCCCAGTACAGGCGGACCATGTTCTCCACCGTCACCAGCGGCTCAACGTCCTCCGCCGTGACGTTGGGGTAGTTGCGCGTCATCGCCGCGTGGACGATCTCCTTGATGAGAGCGTGACGAACGGCGGGATGGCTGTCGCCTTCGATGCGCTTGAAGTAGCCGGCGTCTTCGAAGCGGATGGCGTCCCGGCCGGACAGCGCCGGGACGATGAACTTGGTGCCTGGAATCTCGTAACCGCTGAACATCGTTTGCCCCTTTACTGTCCGTTACTGCTGCATGCTGTCGTAGTCGACGTTCCCCGAGGAGTCCGGGTAGGCATCGAACTCGACGTCGTACTCGGCGTTCTTCTTGGGAGCCGTCGAGAGCGAGACCTTCTTGATGACGATCGCCGGGAGGCGGTAGGTGCGGTCGGCTCCGCCGCGGGCGTTGTAGTCGAGGACCAGCTCGACCGTCGCGACCTGGCCGCCAGCGGTGGCGTTCGCGAGCGAGTTGGTGAAGCCCTTGGTCGAGTCCGTGTACAGGTACTTGATGGTGGGCTGGCCTGGCTGCGTCGTGTTGAACGTGTACGAGCCGTTGCCCGCGTCGACGTAGGTGCCCGGCGTGGTCGCCGTGGAAGCGGTCGGGCCTGAGGCCACCGGCGTCATCAGACGGTTGTAGGAGTCGAACACGGCCAACGTGTTCTTGAACCCTGTGACGCTCGTCAGGGTCAGAGCGCCCGAGGTGTGCGCCTTCGTCTCGGCGCCCACGATCTCCATCCCGGAGGTGGAGGTGGTGCCGGGTACGAATCGCTTGAGCTGCGCAGCGTAGGTAGCGCCAACCTTGAATGAGCCGGAGACCTTGAGCCCTACGACGCCGCCCGCCTCCTCCATCACGTTCTGCGTCGGGTAAGCGAGCGTTTCGGCGCTCTTCTCGACCTTGAAGTCGAGGATCGAGCCGATCGGGAGTGGAAGAACCGGAGTGACGGCCAGGTCACGCAGGAAGGCGTCTCCCTGGCCCTGGAAGAACGTCGAGTAGGATGATGGGGGAACTACGTTGGCTGCCATGGTGGTACCTCACAGTTAGTTGATGGGCAGGTCGACGTATGCGATGAGGCCGACCAACTCGTTGTCGGATGCGACTTCCCAGCGGTCGACCCTGCCGCGGAGTTCGAAGAGAACGTCTAGAAGCTGGTCGAGGTAGCCCAGCAGCTCGGTGCGCTGGGTGGGCTTGGCAGTCGTGATGAAGAAGACCTGGGCGCCCACGGTGCCAGCGGCGGGCATGCCGTCGTCGTTGGTGAACGTGCCCTGGTCGGCGTGGAGGAAGCCGGCCGGGTACACGTTCTGCACGGCGATGCCGGGCGGCCGCTCTGACCAGGGCATCCCTGGGAACGCCGCCTTGAGGGCCACCAACAGGTCTTGGTACGACTGGTCGAGCATCTACATCTTCCCTTCCGTGAAGTCCTGCTTCGCCTGCTCCAACACGTCGAACGCGGCCGACTCGATGTTCGGCTGGTTCTGCTTGAGCGCCGTGGTCAGGACCGGCCAGCCCTTGAGACCCCAAGGCTTACGGCTCTCGTAGCTTCGCCCGATCCTGCTGTTCACGATGCCGCGCCGAGAACGGGCGCGTTCATGGACGGGGCGAAGCGGTAGGCCGTACTCGATCCACGACGAGTAGAAGGCGTCTGGACCGAAGGCGACGCGGAGACCGGCCGACTTGGCGCCCGCCCAGACCTTGGTGCGGAGCGAGTCGAGCATGGTGCCCGACCGACGGTGCAACCCCATCGCACCAAAATTGTTCTCGGTCTCCCCTCGGACGGTAACGGCCCAGGCCCCAAGTACCGGCTTGAGCTTGCGGCCGACGTAGGCGGGGAACGTGATGAGCCGCTGCTTGGTCTCCTTGAGACCGGTGACCTTGGTCTCGACGCCCACTAAAAGCCCCACACCTTGTGCGCGTCGATCACGGCCTGGACGCGTGGCGGGATCGCATCGTCGCTGTAGTAAGCCTGTCCGCCGCCCACCGACTCGGAGCGAATGCCGGGGTGCTGCCCGCTCTTGAAGTCGCACGCGACCCAGAACGCGACCGCGTCAGATACGTCGGGCGGCACGGAGGCGGTGTCCGCGAACTCCTCGCCCGTGAGCAGACACCACTGCGCCGACTTCGCGGCGATCAGGGAGTTGAGGAGTAGCTCCTGGGCCGGCGAGAGAGTGACACCGCCAGTCGAGCGGGCCTCGGCCGTGGCGTACGCCTTGGCGACATCGAGCGTGGTTAGGAGAGTGGTTGCCATCGGGCGTACCTCGGGCTACGGATTAGCGGGTCGCGAGCAGAACGACGTTGCCGGCCTGGGTCAGGCCGTTGACGGCGGTCGGGCGAGTAATCGGAGCGGTGAACTTCGACTTGTACACGCTACGTACGAAGCCGCGGTAGACCACTACGTCATTCTTGAACTCGGCATCGATCGACGACTCGATGCGCGGGCCCTGGGTCTTGAGCACGCCCCAGAACGTCTGCGGGTTTACCAGGATGATGTCGCCCGTGGTGCCGACGGCCGGCATGTTCTCCACGAAGTAGATCGGACGGCCCTTGAGCTTGCCGTACGGAGCATCGGCTAGGCCACCAGGCGGGACGTAGAGCGGGAAGATGCCGCCGCTCGCGCCAGCCATGTAGGTCTCCTGGAGCGCAGCCTCATAACCCGGGTTGGCGATCCAGATGGCGTCCTGGCGCTGCTCAGGCAGCATGGCCGAGTACATCACGTTGATGTTGTGGTAGTCGGCAGCAGAGCCAGCAGCGGCGCCGGTGGTCTTCGGAACGGTAACCTTGGAGGCAGCAGCCAGGAAGGCAGCGCACGCCTTGGTGTTGAGGGTCCAGGCGAGCTTGCGGCCGAGCTTGCTCAGCACGTACGACGCGATGCCCGGGACGTCCTCGATCATCTCACGAGTGACGCGGGTGTAGTTACCCGACTTCACCAGCGTGAGGGTAGAGCTCGTGAAGGCCGCCTTGCTCTCGGTGAGCGCGGTACCTTCCGATACGTCCGAAGCCGACAGTGCGGTCGACCAGTCCGGGTCCTCGTCCATCGGCACGGTGATGGCGTTCGTGCCAGTGGTGATGACGTCCACGAGCTGGTGGACCGTGGTAGCCGGAGAGATCAGCTGGAGCAGGGTCTTCTTATCGATCGGAAGAACCAGCTTGCCGTCCGCGTCTACGGACTCCTGGAACACGTCGCCAGCGGTGTTGAAGAACCGCTCAACCTCACGGCGACCGTGACCGACCGCGGCGATGAAGTTGTCGAGCTTGGCGTCAGCCAGGTTGGAGAACCCGCCCCAAACACCCTTCGGTGCAGGAGCGCCCACCGGCGTGACAACCGGAGCGGCCTTGCGGACGCCAGGGGTATTTACCTTGTTCTTCAGCTGGTCCTTGATCTCGGCCTCGCTGATGGCCTGCTCAAGAGCCGCGATCTCGGTGTACTTCTGCTTGAACTCGTCGCCGGTCATGTTCTCCAGGGCGACGATCATCTCCGCGTACTTCTGCTGCATTTCTAGAAGAGTCATTGCTGCGTAATCCTCGGTCTACTTCTGTCTCGCCCCGGCTGGCCGGGAACCCTTCGTGAATGCGCGGAGGGCCTTACTTCTAAGCTCGTTCAAGATGACGTCGCGTTCGTTCTGAAGGCCGCCACCAGCGATCGCGTCAGCGAAGTGCTGGTCTACGGCTTCACGCGCTGTCATCCATGTCTCTGCGTCCATCATGGACGCGACGCACTCTTTGTCCTTGCCCGTACGCTTGGCGTAGATGTCGGCAAGCTGGCCGTTCTCGGCTTCCACCAAGTTCGCCTGAGCGTGGAGGTCGCGCGCGCGACCGAAGCCGTCAGCATGGACCTCGTGGATCATCATGGTCGATGACGGGCTCATCTCGATGCGGGGTGACGCCATCAGGATGAACGACGCCGCGGAGCCCGCGATCGCATCCACCACCATCGTCACGTTGTGAGCCTGTGCGAAGCGGGCGATCTGGGAGTAGATGGCCTTGCCCTGGAAGTAGTTTCCGCCAGGCGAGTTCACGTAGATCGTTACGTTCTTGCAGTCCTTCACCTGGTCGAGCGCATCGGCCACCGACTGGTCGGTGAAGTCCTGGCCCACGATGCCGTACAGGTTGATGTCGGCAGCCGAACCCCGCGCGTTCACCAGCGACGGGGCCGCCTTGCGGACCTTGTTCCAAAGCTCTAGGGCCTTCGGCGTCAGCATCGCTACAGTCCCAGTAGATGGCGTGCCGCCTTCTGCGGCTCGATGCCGGCGCAGACCGAGTCCAGGGCTGCGCGAAGCTCGTTCGCCTCTATGATTTCAAGCAAATAGGAGAGGTCCTCGGCTCCGCGGGAATACAGAGCCGTGAGGTTCTCGAAGATCTCCTCCTCAGACTTGCCGGCCTTCTGAAGATCAGCCTTGCGAGCTGCGCAGCGGCGGGCGTGGCGCTCCAGGGCGAAGGTCGCCCCGTTGAGGAGAGCCTTCTCCTGGTTGCCCTTCTTCGCCGGGTCTTCCAGCGGAGGCTTGGGTTCTCCGCCAGGCGGGTTCGCCGGGCCCGGCTCCTTGCCCATCTCGGCAGGACCGTCCGCGGGCGTCTCCTTGACCGACACGCGGTGCTCGTCGCCGGCCGGGCCGATGCCAGCCATGCCGCGTTCTGCGCGAGCCTCGTTGACGCTGAGGACGCCATCCCCGAGATCCTGCGACTGGGCAGCGGCGAGAGCCTGACGACCGCCGTTCTTGTACCACTCAAGGTCTACGTCGATGACCTTGCGCGAGCGCATCGGGAAGAACGACCTGGTGAGCGCCTCCGAGAGTGCGTTGGCGATCGGCAGGATCCCGTTGTCGTAGGTGTCGAGGCGGAAGGCGACGATGTTGGCGCCGTAGCCGTTGGAGCTTGCCTCGTCGCCGGCCAGGCAGGGATGAACGCCGAAGAATCGCGCGATCTCGACTACCGAGAAGCGACGGCTCTCTAGAAGCTGGGCCTGCTGGGCGTTGCTGTTGAGCTGGTTGTACTTGGCGCCGAACGGGAGGATCGGCGTGCTGTTGGCGTTCGCTACACCGGTCCGACCCTCGACTGCGTCAAGGAGCTGCTGCTGCTGCTTCGGGTTCAGCCCGGCGGGCGTCTCGATGTAGCCACCGATGTTCATGCCGTTTGCGAAGAACGAGAGAGCGAAGTCCTCTTGTGCCTTGGAGAGGCCAGCGGCGCGGAGAGCACGACGCAGGCGAGACTCACCGGGGCGCTCGTCAGTCGCGATCAGCAGCTGCTCCGGGCGGTAGTTGATGACGTCGCCGAGATCGTCGACGTACTGATAGTAGCAGTAGTCGCCCTCTAGGATGGGCGACATGCGGTTGGCGTAGAGCGGGATGATCTGCGTGACCTGGCCGCCCTTCGCCCGCACCAGCTCGGCGTAGCCCGTGCCCTCCGCCAGCATGTCGCGCACCAGCCACCTCTTGATCTGGGCGGGCAGCATCTCGGGACACGGGTTGTAGTTGAGCAGGTCGTCTGCGGGGTCCTCAGGGATCCACTCGCGCACGCCATCCTTCACCGAGTAGACGAGGAAGGAGCTCTCAGCGATCGCGTTGGAGATGAGGTTGATGCACTTGTAGACGCCCGACTGGTTGAGCGCCTGCTCCAGCGTGACATACAAGCTCGTCGGGATGGCAGTGAACGGCCTCACCGCCAGCGCAGGATTCGGCACAGCGGAGCGGCCTCGGTTGAAGAGTCGTAGCGGATTCCACATAGGCGTTACCATTGAGCGTTCGCAGCGAACCGACCCATGGGCGGGCGCAGCGGACGGAAGTTGACGTTGGCGACGGAGCGGACGGGCGTGCGCTCCTTGACCTTGCCCTGCTCATCGCGCTCGGGTGGGTCTTCCAACTGGGCGACCGTGGCGGAAGCCATCGCGTTGATGATGGCGACCGCGATGTCGATCTTTGAGTACTCGTTCGACTTCTCCGGCTTGATCCCGTAGGCAGAGCGACGAGCGATGAGGTTGCCCATGCACCACTCTGTGACGGGAGAACCGTCGTGTTCGATGGAGGCGTCCGAGATGGCCGCGTCCAGGGCGAGCATCGGCGCGTTCTGAGCCCGGGGCCCCTGCAACACCTCGTTGACGTTGAAGCCCTCCGCCGCGAACTCGTGCTCTGCCTCCGCCAGACAGTCTGGATCGGTCGCGATCTCGCAGTTCGGCAGGGAGTGTCCGGTCGTGATGACAGCGCGCTTCATGATCGCGGGGTTGAGCGTCGGCCCCGGAGTCAGGATCATCCACTCCTGCTCCGCCCAGACGCGGATCAGAGGCGTGTTCTCGACCGTGATGGACTGCTCAGGCAGCCAGACCATTCCCTTGGTGAAGATGCGGAGCTGGCGCTTGGGCTCGCTGTTCGGGACCTCGACCAGGCGGGTGGCGACGACCGGTGCGGCGGTGAGGTCGCGCTTGGGAGCGAAGTCCAGGCCGATGAACCAGGAAGCGTTCTGCCACTCGGGGTCGGCAAGCGTCTTCTCGATCGTGATGTCGCGGGCGAGCTTGCGCCACTGCTCGATGTCGATGAAGGCGGACCCCGCCTGGACCCACTGGTTCAGGTGCTTGATCTTGAAGTCGGCCTGGTCAGCGGGGCTCTGCTTCGCACGCTTCTGCGATTCCAGGAGGTTCGCAAGCGACTGCGACACGCCCAGGTTCGGACATGCCTGCTCCAGAGCGAAGCGGGACCAGGGGTCGACCTTGGGATCTGCGTCGATGATGAAGGGGTACTCACGCGGCGCGTCGACCTTGCCGTTGAGGATGTCGCGAGCGCGGTTGTACAGGATCATGCCGCAGGCTTCCGGGCCTGCATCGACACCGCAGGTCGAGATCATCAGGAGCAGCGAGCCCTCGACCTTGTCACATGCGGTCTTGATGTTCTGGTAGAGCCGGTCGTCGATCTGGAGGTGGACCTCGTCCAGGACGGCGACGCGAGGAGCACCACCCTCGATAGAACCCTGCTCCGAGGAGCGAGGCTCCATGACTCGGGGGTCACCGATGCCGCGAACCTGGTGGAGTGCCTCGACGTTGAGCTGAAAGCGCTCCTTGATGTCGGGCGACTTTCGCAGGATCTCCTGCCCGTGCTCGAACACGATGCGGGCTTGCTTCTGCGTGGTGGCGAAGCTGTAGAACTCGCCGCCAGTCGTGTCGATGGCGATGAGGTAGTCGACCACGGCGGCAACGAGGGGCGACTTGCCCGAGCCCTTGGACAGCCACCAGCTCGTGGACGTGTAGAGGCGGGACTGCGTGACCGGGTCGAGGAGCGCGAACAGCGGGTGCAGCAGCATTACCTGCCAGTCGGACAGGCGGAGCGGCTTGCCTCGAACGGTGCCCTTGCCCCAGTGCAGCTTCTCGATCGAACGCAGAGCCTTGTTGCCCGCCTCGTCATCGTAGAGGTAGCCCTCGGGCGGATTCTCCCGGAGCTTGACCTGGAGAGCGACGGACGCCTTGTAGTTCGGGGATGCCGGCACCTCACCAGTAAGCACCTTGCGCTGGTGCTCCCGGCAGACCGCCGCATAGTCACGGACCATGTGCTCCTGGCCACAGGAGCAAGCGGGCTTCTTGGCGGTGGTCTTGGTGCGAACCTTGGCCATCAGAACTCGTCTCTCGGCTTCTCCTCTCCATCGGGTTTGGCGGCGTCGGGCAGGACGGCGGTGGTGCGGCGATCCTGGGGGTTGAGCCCGAGCTTGCCGAACATGTCGGCCAGGCGGCCGGTCGCAGCGTTCAGAGCCGTGAGGGCGATGTTGGGATTGAGCATCTCCCGGTCCACCCGAGCCCAGTAGCGGGCTACCAGCTCGCAGAAGGGCTTGTCCGCCTCCGACACAGTCTTGAGCGGCTTCACGCGACGTCCCAGTTCTTCCCAGTGCGTTCGCTCGTCTTCAGTGAAGCTCGTTGGCGCAGGCCACCAACGCCAGATCGCCTCGGGCGTCGGGACCGAGAGGTTGTCCTTGGGTCGTACTGACATCTCATGCCTCGGCTGCGGGTGTTACGTTGACGGCATCCCAGCGGACCTCAAGAGTCATGTAGAGGCGAGGCGCAGAGTCGCCCCGGAGCTGCAACTGCATGGGCTCGCCCACCTTCGGATACCGGGGCAGGTCCACCCAGCTGTTGAAGCCGCCATCTACGTAGATCTTGATCTCTTCCAGCAT